CTGCGGGCATTCCAGGGCCTTGCCCTCGACGACGCAGGTTTCGTGAATCGCGCCGCGCCATTTGCCCTTGCCGTTGCGGATCAGGCGCTCGCGCAGGATGACGCTGCCCTTGTCGGCGATGGCGTAGGAGCAGAAGAGCGCGTTGACGTCGTCGGGCACGGTGGCGATGGCTTCGCGGATGCGGGCCATGTTCTCGGGCGTCACGCGGTCATCGCAGTCGAGCCAGAGGATCCAGTCGGAGTCGGCCAGAGAAAACGACTTATTGCGGGCCGCGGCGAAGTCATCGATGTGCGGGAGGTCTTCGTCTCGGTTGCCGTAGGCGGCGAGGTGCAGCTTCTTTTCGGCGATGCAATCCAGGGCGACCAGCGCCGTGGAATCGTGCATCTGATTGCCTACGGCCTTGACGATCACGACCTCGTCGACGTGGTCGCGGATGTCGCGCAGGATGTTGCCGATGCAATGCGCTTCATTGCCTGCGATGAAGCAGGCGGAGAGCGTGGGGACTTTCTTCGGGGTGCCTTCGATTTCGTTCATGCCTTCATTCTGTGTGCCTTCGGTGGAGTCTCCGCCAAAACGCCGCCCCCGACGTGAGTCAAGGGCGGCGCCGGCATGAGTTCCGATCGGGAAGGCGGCCGATCAGAAGCGAATCGTGAGGGTGCCGGCGACGGCGCTGGCATCCGTGCAAGTGGTCGCCAGCGTGACGCGGGCGCGAACGTAGCGTTCGCAGTTGCTGGGCACGCGGCACCGCAGCGCGGTTTCGGCCACGCCGTTGGCGCTGCCCGCAATCGTCTGCGAGACAATCGTGCGCGTCGCGGTCGTGAACGTGCTGGTCGTGCCCGATTCGATGGCGTAGGTCACGCCACCGGTTGAGCCCGCGGGAGCAATCGTGGAGCTGAGCGCCGGGATGCTCAGTTCGAGTTCGAAGCTTTCGTTCTCGTAGGTGTCGGCGCCGAGGTCAATCGCGGCGCTCTGTTTGGAGCCCGCGGCGAGCAGCGTGGTGGGCAGGGCGAAGGTCGCTGGATTAAGCGACGCGTCTTGCCGATTTCTGGCGAATTCGTTGGCCATGTTCTTGGGTAGTTAGGGGTCGCTTGGGTGAGTTACAGGGCCAGCTTCTCGTTGTTGCGAATCTGGTTGGTGACTTGGATCGGCACACCGAAGACCTCGGTGGGGATCGGCGCGGGCGTTCCGCCCGGGGTCGTGGCGGTGCGGCTGGCGCGAAGCTGGTAAAGCGAGCGCGGGGTCATGAACAGCACGTCGGGGAACATGCCCAGGTTCGTCTGGAACTTCTGGAGCAGGCTCGCGACCAGGCCATCGGTCAGGCCCTTGCCGGAATCCTCGGTCAGCTTCTTGATGCGGCCGACGCTGTAGAGGTTGCCGACTTGCAGGCCGGGATACGCCGTCAGCGCGGCACAGTAGGCCGTGAAAAGCTTGCTGTTGGCGTCGGTGACCTGCTGCGACATCCAGTCGGAGAGGGTCAGCGAGCCGTTGTTGCCCAGCACCATCTGGGCGTATTGCGGGCCGAACTTCACGCCCCAGACAGACGAGCAGGTGTCTTCGGTGCTGCCGGTGGCATCGACGACCATGTTGGTCGTATCGTGCATGCCCAGCGCGCCGGGAAAGCCCTTGCTGTCGCCGCCCGTGCCGAGGCCATACCAGATCTGGCTGCCAAGCAACTTGAGCGCGGAGCCGACGACGCCCGCGGCCTCGATGGCCTGGAGCGCGGCGGGGCCGTCCTCGTAGGCATCAGCCACGGCCTTGTCGACCTTGATCTGCGCGTCGAGGATGAAGGTCTCGACGAGGCGGTTGGTGAACGTGGATTGCGAGCCCGTCACGCCTTCATTGGCGGCGCGGAACTGCGTGGTCGGGAGGGCAGTGCGGACGACGGTCTTGTAGGACGTGCCGCGGATGGTGCGAGCAGGAAAGAGCGAGACTTCCGGCGCAAGCACCAGAGACTCCTCGATCAGGCCCACGACTTTGTCGGAGCCGTTAAGCTTCGCGATGTCGAGCAGGGTGTGTGGCATGAATCGTTTGGTTTGGGTTTAGTTCTGCCGCGCAGCAACCTGCTCGGCTTGGAAAATGGCAGTCACCCTGGCGAGGCCGGTGAGCCCTTCGCCGGGTTTCTTCTGGGCGCTGTCGGCGGCGGCTCCGGGCGCGGTGGCAACGGGAGCATGGCCGCGGGCGGCGAGTTCGCTGGCGGCGCGGAGCGTGGCGGCGTCCTCGCCGGCCTGGCGGGCGGCGGCTTCGCGGGCCTCGACCGCGGCGGTAATGGCTTCCACGGAAAACTCAGTCGCGCCGAGCGAAATCGCCGTGCCCTTGAGGCTGGCTTCGAGCGCCTTGAGCTTGGCATTTTCCTCGCGGGCTTGCAGGAGGTCGCTGTGCAACGCCTGTTCCTGCGGACTCTTCGCTCCGAGGAACGCCAGGTTGTTCGCCGCCTGCGCGGCGGTGACGGTTTCTTCCGTGATGCCGGCCTGGGCGAGGGCGGCCATCAGGAACGTGTCGCGAGCGGATTTGCCGAAGATGGTCATCGTAGTTTTTGCATAGGTTTTCCGACGTTACTGAGTTGCGCGGCCGTCCATGGTGAGAGCGGCGAGGAGGTCCGTGAGGCTGCCCACGACGCGGTCCGCGAGGCCCACGGCGACGGCGGTGCCGCCCATGAAGGTCTGCCCCTGCATCGTGTCTTCGGCCACGGTGGCGCCGTTGCGGGCGCGATTGGCCACGACGTCCGCCGTGAACATGGCGTAGATCGAATCGACTTCCGCTTGGATGAGGGCGCGGTCCTCGGGCGCCAGCGGCAGGCCGGGAATGCCCATCGCCTTGTGCTTGCCGGCCTTCATCAGCTCCAGCTTGTAGCCTTCCTGCGCCCAGGCGGCCGATTCATCGACCAGCGCGGAATAGACGCCGATGGAGCCGACGTCGGCCGTGGGCGTGACGACGATGGAATCGCAGGCGCTCGCGAGCCAGTAGGCGGCGGAGCAGCACTGGGCATCCGTGAAGGCGATGACGGGCTTGGTCTCGCTGATCGTGCGAATGAGGGACGCCAGCTCGGGAATGCCGGTCACGGTGCCGCCGGGCGAGTTGAAATGCAGGACGATGCCTTGCACGCGCGGATCGGCTTGCGCTTCGCGAAGCGTCTTTTCGGTGTCGTTGAGGTCGAGGCCGCCGCAGTCCGTTTCCATCGCGGAGAGGTAACGGGCGCAGACGCCGTGCACGGGCACGACGAGGATGCCCTCGGCCATGACGGGCGCGGCCTCCTCGTAATCTTCGGGCTGCCCGGGCATGGGCATGTGCTCATCGGCGCGGAGCCGGCCGGCGCAGGCAGCCTCGAAGGTGTTGCGGATGGCGGCGAGCGCGGCGGGCGTGATGCACCAGCGGGCGGACAGGAGCGCGGCGGCGATGCGGGGATAGGGCGTCATGCGTTGGGATCGTTGACCGTGATTTGGGGCTCCATCGGCTGGCCGACCTCGACGTCGGGGTTGAAGATGGCCGTGGGCGGCACGCCGGTTTCGGTGGCGATGCGTTCGCGGAGCAGCCAGTCGTTGGCCCGGCGGCGGAGCAGTTCCTCGGCGGTGCTGCCGTCTTCCTCGGCAATTTCGCTGAGCGAACGCAGGCCCATCGCCACGTCGGCGCGGCGGTTCTGGCTGTCGCGGCCGATGTCGACGCTGGGCTTGCTCGGCAGGGTGAAGGCGAGATTCCACCAATCCCGCGTGAAGGGCAGCGCGCCCGTGCCCAGGAAGGCGCCGGTCGCGTAGAGCACGGCGGACAGCAGCGGCGTCCAGAGGGCGTCCTGCCGCTGCGCCACGCTGCGCTGGATCTGGCCCATGACGGAGCGCACGGCGGCGCCGCCGATCTTGCTCATGTCGTGCATGTCAATCGGCCAGCCGAGGCCGCGATGCGCGCTGCGGGCAATGTGATCGAGGAAGTCGGCCAAATCGCGGTTCGGCCGCTCGGGCTGGAAGGCTTCGAGCTTGTGCCCGGCGTTCGCCTTGAAGTAACGGATCAGGCCGGCGGAGATGACTTTGTTGCGCGTGTCGATGTCGTCGAGGGACGTCACGCCGGAGCCGGCGGCGAGGTGCGCGTTCGGCAGGCCGGCGCGGCCGGATTCGTTGCTCTCGATCATGGCCACGCGGGCGGTGGCCTTCGTGGCGATCTTCTCGGCCTCGCGGATTTCGCTGAGGTCATACCAATCGAGGATGCCGTAGATCAGGCTCGGGATGCCGCGGCCTTGCGAATACCATTCGGGATCGAAGCCATGAATCACGGACTCGGCCGGCAGGAACTGGTATTGGTCGCGGACGCGGGCGCTGTAGGGCAGCAGGAAGGCGTCCGGCTGGACGAGATTATACGCCAGAGGGCGCATGAAGTCGTCGTAGACGATGCCGTTGAGGAAGATGCTGCCGGCCTTGAGCAGGCGGCCATTGGGCAGGCGCACGTCGAGCGGCAGGAGCGTTTCGCCCGAGGGCGAGCCGACGCGGTGCGCCTCCAGGAATTGCAGGCGCGGTTCGCCGGCCTCGTTCTTCGTGAGCAGGATGAAGAAGTCGCCATCCGTATCAAAGCACTTGCAGGCGATGTGCGCGTTGCGGGCGAGCGAAAAGGGCCGGCCGCGCAGGTCGCAGTTCTCGGTCCAGCGCGCCATCGTGGCATTGAAGGCGTCGGCGAAGGTCTTGTCGGCGCCGAGGTAGACGGGGCGCCAGGCGGAGCCGATGGTGTAATCGGCCTTCTCCTTCACCGCGCCGCGGACCTGTCCGCTGCTGGTGTAAATGTAGCGGCCATCGGAGACCATCGCCCGATGGCGGAATTGCGTGACCAGCCGGGCGATGTCGCGGCCGACCTCAGGGCGCCAGCCGCGTTGCGTGCCGTCCTGGGAGCCGGGATAAAGGAACGAACCGCTGGCGACCGGCACGCCGTCACCGCTGGCGGTCGCCTGCATCCGGCCGGCGCCGCGATTCCCCCGCGGGGAGGCAACGCGGCGCGGACGGGCGGCGGACTTCGGCGACGACATGCCTAGCGCGGCGGCCGTCCATGGTGGCCGCGGGGCGGCCTGAAGGCAGAAGGGGGAAGGAAGAATGCAGAAACCCGGAAGGCCCGCCCTTCTTCATTCTGCATTCTGCCTTCTGCCTTGTGCGCAAAGACGGGCTCGTTAAATGAGGACGCCTTGACGGGCCTCGCGTTCGAGGCGCTCGACGGCGGTGGCAAAGTGTTTCGGGTCTTTCTCAATGCCGATGAAGTTCCGGCCCGTGCGCAAGCAGGCCACGCCGGTCGTGCCGCTGCCCATGAATGGGTCGAGCACGGTTTCGGCTTTTGCCGTGTGCTGCTGGATAAAGCGTTGCACTAGCTCCACGGGCTTCACATTCGGATGCAAATCGCCGCGGGGTTTGCTGATCCGCATCACGTTTGGCTGCGCCGGATAGTCATCGTTCCATGCCAGCTTTCCGCCTTTCCGATGCGAAACCATGATCATCTCGTGCTGCCGGCGATATCGCCACCCGAGGCCGGGATTCATTTTGTCCCAGATGATCGAGTGAAAAAACTCCAAGCCGGAGCAGTCCATACGGTTTGCCACCCAGGCAAACGTGGGCCGCGGGCCGCCGCCGCAGCAGCAGCAGCAGCAGCAGCAGCAGTCAGGCCGCAAAACGCGCGCCGCTTCAGTCAGCATCCCGTCCACGACTGAGCGCATTTCCAATGGGCCATCGTTTTCGATTGGGCTGCCAGTGATTTCGCGGTAGTCGTTCAGCCGAGCATTCAGGTCGCCGACGTGATTTGAGTGACCGTAAGGCGGATCCGTCCAAATCATTTCAACCGAATCGCTTTTGAAGGTCGCAAGCACTGCGAGGCAGTCCCCCAGGTGAAGCGTGGCAGTCAAATCGCCAAGCGTGATTCGCACCGGCTCCGCGCTCTCGGCCTTTCCTGCTTTCCTGCCTTCCAAATTCATTTCCTCCGGCTGTTACCTCGCCGAGAAGACCTGTTCGTTGGGCATGACGAGGGCGTCGTCATCGACCCAGGCGAGGGCTTCCTGGAGGGCGGCGATTTCCTCGGCGACGGACATGCCGCCGCGGGGATCGTATTGCCAGGCTTTGCCGTTGACGCTGGCGCTGGTGATCTGGCCTTCGCCGGGCGTCCGCGCGATCAGGTAAGCCTTGAGGGTCGCGAGCCGGGTGTTGATCTCGGTCGCGGTCCACCCGAGGAACGGACCCGCGGGAACGGTAGCCAATGCCATGCCCTACGCGGCCGCCGTCCATGGTGGGCAGTCGAGGACGCGGAGAGGGAAGACGCGGAGACGCGGAGACAGTCAATCTGGAAGGCAGGAAGGCAGGAAGCCGGCGGATGCGCTCATTAGCGGCGGCCAAATCGCGTTCTAGTTGGCGGGCGAAGTCTAAGAACCCCTCGCTTTTCCTAGCCCTGACTAGCGCATCCGTCCTCGGTGTTGGTGTGTCGCTCATTTCAACCTCCGTTCCGCGTCTTCGATCATCGCAACCAACTGTTTCGCGTTATCAAATGCCCAACGCTCGGTTTTGATCGTGAAGTATTTTCCAGCGCCTCCGTCGTGAGATTCGATTTCGATGTATTGGCCCATCGTGCTGTCGTCGCAGCAGTCGTTTTCCTGCCCATAGGTCAGTTGCCCGGCTTCCATGACCGGCTCTTTTTTTGGTGTGTCGCTCATGCTTTTGCCTCCTTGGCTTTGGCCCATTGGTGAGTTTGTAACGTCGGGTGGTGAAATTGCTGGAATAACGCATCCCCCGCCTCCACCAGCCGGCGGATGCGCTTGTTGGCCGCGGCCAGATCGATTTCGAGTTTGCAGTGGGAGCAAAGCAGGCTGGGCGACTCAACGCGCCGCACGGAACAACCATTGCACCAATACACCCATTCACTTCGCGTCTTAGCGTCTTCTCTGTTCATGTCGTTTTCCTTTGCTTTGCCGTCTCCGCGTCTCCGCGTCTTCCCCTCTCCGCGTCTCCGACTATCCGTTCCCATTCCCTTAGCCAGTGCAGGCACGCCGAGGGGTTCGCGATCTGCCGTTGCCAGCAGACCAAATCCAGCATGGCCTCGCGTTCCAGTTCCGCCGACGGTCCGGCCGCCCACGCCGCGTGATACTGCGTGGTGCGCTCGGCGACCCAGCGCTCGATGGTGGCGTCGGTCTGGCGCCACACCCAATTGGCCACCAGCGCGGCGTCGCCGTTGCGCCACGGGGCGGGCCCGTTCCGCGCCGGCCACGCCGCCGTCGCCTCCGCCGTGGGCACCGTGCCCCACCGCTGTTTGGGCACCTCAGTTTCCGGTTGAACACTCATGGGCATTTGAATCTGGAAGGCAGGAAAACAGGAAGCGGAAGCGGGAAGGCGTTGGTCTTTGGTCATTGCTCATTGGTCATTCCTTTCCTGCCTTCCTGTTTTCCAGATTCATCTTCGTTCCCTCCGTTCCCTTCTGTTCCGTCACTGCGGCAACTCCTGCGGGGTCTCGTCGTTGTCCACGTGCGCGTCGATGAACCGCATCCACGGTTTCACGAACACCAGCTCGCACGGCCCGGTCGGGCCATTGCGCTGCTTCACGATGAACAAATCCCGCCGCTGGCAATGTTTCTCCAGGTCGTCCCGCAGCTCGGCCGGCAGCGACGCCACCGCCCGGCTTTGCATCCACGCCAGCTTGCGTTCGGCGATGGCCCGCTTCACCTCGTCGTCGCTGGCGATGTCCCGCTTGGCCCGCGTGAGGTCCACCTTCTTCAGGAACGCCACCACGTCGGCGTCGGCCGTGGGTTTGGCGCTGTCCTTCAGGTCGCTCAGTTGCGGCTCGCGCTCGCGCTCGGCGCGCTCCTGGTTGAAGTTCTCCTGCGCCAGCACGATGAACGGCACGTTCAGCTCCTTCTTCAGCTTCATCAGCCCGTCACTCACGTCGGAGATCCGCATGTTCAGGTCGCGATAGTTCACGCCGCTGCGCCCGCCCATCAGTTGGAGGTAGTCGATCACGAACAGCTTCACGCCGTGCTCGCGCACCATGCGCCGCGCCCGGATGGACAGCTCGTCGATGTTCAGCCCGCTGCTGTCGTCCACGTGCAGGGGAATCCGCTTCATGCTGTTGCACGCCTTGGTGAGCAGGGCCGCGTCCGTCTCCCGCAGGAACCCGTTGCGATACGACTGGAAGTTCACGCCTGCCCGCTGGAACACCAACCGGCTGGCCAGTTGCAGCCGGTTCATTTCCAGCGAGAACATGCCCACGGGCGCCCCTTCCACCGACGCCACATGGTCGGCGATCTGCAAGGCCAGCGCCGTCTTCCCG